GGACGGACCAGCGTTCCAGTCGGTACGGCCACCACTGGTCAGCTTCGCACGGAGGATGCTCTGGATCTCGGCATCAACCTCAGCGTCGTCCATACCAGCGTCCTTCATCAGCAAACGCAGAGCTTCGATGCGCTGGTTCAGGGCGGTAGCGTCCTGCGGGGTCGGATCCCATCCAATAACGGCACGGTCCTTAGCCGAGAAGTCATCAAGCTGCGCCTCAAGTTGCTGCTTGGCAGCACGCGCCTGAGCCATGGACTTCTCCTGGTCAGCCTGCTTGGCAGCCATGCCCGACTGCAACGGGTCGCCAGTCATAGCCAGCGTCTGCTGGTAGACTTCACGGCCCTTGTCGCCCTTGGGGGTGTAAGCCGATGTACCGGATGCAGCGCCACGGTTCGCCTCCTGCTGCTTCATGCGGGCAAGCCGCAACTGGGCGATCTGCGACTGGGTATCCAGCAGGGGAGCGCCACGGGCACGGTCCTCCATGCGCTCCTTGGCCAACTGCTCAGCCTGAGTCAACTGGAACTGCTGCCCCTTCTCTTGGATGTTAAAGCCACGCTCACGCAAAGCGCGGTCGGCGGCAGACTCCTCACGGCGAAGGCCAAGCTCATCACCCATGAATCCGTACTTGGCAGCACGCTCAGCAGCCGTGTCCTCACGGTTCCAGTTCATGCCCTGCTCAGTCAGCCCAAGCTGCTTCAGTGCAACCTCCTTGCGCCAGTCATCCTGACCACGCTGGTCAACACGGTTCTGCTGCCACATATTGATGCGGTCGCCACGGTCAGCGTTCCACATGGCAGTCTGGTCGCGGGCGTCCATCTGCCACGACCCACCGGGGTCCATGGCGCTGAATTTCTGTACGGGCATGTGGTTCCTTACCTAAAAGCGTCGAATGGGTTGGTCATCGGCAGTGTGCGCGATCCCTGCGGGTACCGGCCAGCAAACGGGTTGACCTTGGTGTTAAGAGGCGGCGCAGCCCTGATGTTCGCAGCGTCAATTTGCTGCTGTTGCTGCGGGCTGATTAGCGGCGCGCCGGAGAAAGCGGTGGTCGGCGCTGGTGTTGCCGGTCGGCCAATGATGTTGATGCGCCTACCGGTGGTGTCGTTCTGAACGTAGCCAGACCCGCCTGCCGGGTCGTATATGGTGTTGGACGCAGATGTCGGCGTTACGCTCGGAGCATTCTGTGCCTGCGGCATCTGCACCGCCTGCACGTTGCCTTGCGCACGAGGCATCACGTTAGAGAACGCCGTACGACCAGAGGGGGCAGAAGATGAGACCGGTGATGCCATAGTCGGGGTCCAACTACGAGAGCCGAAATCGCTTGCGCCTCCGCCACCTCCGCCAGTGCGATTAACAACAGCCGGCTGGGTGCCACCAGTCAGTTGACGCTGCAAGTACGCCTGAGCCGCAGCCATACGACCGGGGGATTCGGCAGCAAAGTTCTGCACAGCGGCCTGACTGGCCACGTCACCCGAGAAGGCGACGTTCTGAGCCTGCCGCTGCTGCTGCATCTGGCGGATAGCCTGCGTCGGGTCCATGCCGCGAGCGGCAGCCTGATTACGAGCCTCTTCCACGTTGACGGCTTCAGCGGCAGCGGTCTGGTCGGCACGGCGATTGGTCAGTTGATTGACGACACCGGGCGTATACGGGCCTTGGCGCTGAAGTAGTTCCTGGCCGCGCTGCCAGTTGGCCTCTGCCTGGTCTGCCGCCGACGGACCGCTAGTAGCTTGCTGTGGCCGTTCTGACCCATAGATAAACTTGCGCGTGGCATATGGCATATCGTTATCCTATTGCTTTAAGAGGCACTTGCAATCACCAACGGCCACTTGCCGATGGGGCAGTCGGAAACTAAACTTGCACTACGTCTTGCCATTGAGTCTGAGCATCCGCAGAACGTACATTTGTCTGAGTGGTGATGGTAATGCTGACATCCCTTGCATACCAATAGCCGCTCATGGCTGTTCACGACAACATTCTTTTGTTGTGCGGCCCACACACCGGGCCGAATGCGAATCATGCTCATGGGCCGTCGCACTCATAAACCTTGACCTCAGAGCTTAGGACTCCGGCGTCTGATAGGTTCATAGATGCCAATACGGCCCTCATAGAGCCTCCATAAACCCCTGTTAGAAACGCTGATACACGGGAGTCTAAAGAACTAAACCCAGTCAGTAGAATATCACCAGAAATAGACCACTGTAAGTCCGTGCCGCTAAGAACGACAGATAACGCGGATAAGTCGTCTGCATCAACGCATGCGGTAAATCCAGGGCCTTGAGCTACGATGCATGGATCTGATAGCATAGTGAATGCAGACATGTCTATAGTGCCAGAAAAAGACGAAACGCGCACAACCCACGTATTTGGGTCAGAACACCCGAATCCATCATATGCAGTAGTAATGCTCCCGGCTGGGTCAGTAATCCAAGACGCAACTTCAACCCACGGATCACCACTAAGTAGCGATGAAGCAAACTGGGCACACGTCTGGCAGCATGGGTCGCACGGCTGGCTGCCACATGGCTTCAGAATGAATGTCATGGGATATACCCATATATATAGACGCTTGTGTCTACACCGTTTATGCATGCATTAACCGGGCCGAGCAGTGTTAGTGTCTCGCCGTTCGGTCCGGTTGGCAATGAGGCAACACCACCTCCACTTACGGATGGCTGCCCAGCGGGGCTGGTATTGCCTGAATTAGCAGCGCTCTGGTCCTGCGTCTGACCGTCGCCTGCGCTGCCGGTCCCGGCGGCGTTGAGAGCCAAGTATAACTGCTCAATATCCCGCAGGATCTGCGACTGCCCAAACTCATTGAACGGGGCGTTCGTTGAGATAGGCATTAGGTTTCCTCAGCAGGCTTCGTGTTGTTGTCGCGGAACGACGCGTCAAGGAAGCGGACGCCGTCAAGCGGAGCCTCGGCTATCACCTCCGCACGGATGACGCGCTTCCAGTCGCCGGGAGTCGGGACCGGGATAAAGCCATCCGTAGCGCCAGCGTCAAAGTCCAGCGAGATGACGTTAGCCGCAACCGAGACGCCTTCGGGGAAGGTATCGGCAGCGAATGCCGTAGCCGGTACAGCCGTGGCGCTGAAGTCTTGGTAGAAGTTGACCTGACCGTCGCCCATGTCGTCATCGGGGCGGATGGCCATGAGGAACTTATCGGGCCGCTTGGCGAAGTTCATGCCTTCGCCGGGGTTCCAGTCCGTCATAATCCGCTGACGGATGCTGCCGACGTAGGCTTCCATGCCAGCAGTCGGGGCATTTGCCAGTGCAGGAGTGACCGTGATCTGGCTGCCAGATGCTACGGTAATCAGCCGTTCCTCGCCAGTAGACGGGACATACAGCGTCTGCCCGACAACGGCTGTATTCGTTCCGTTGATGATGGTCGTTGTGCTTCCACTGGTAACAGTAACCACGCCAGCGCCAGCACCATCGTTGGCAGCAACGCCAACACGCCACAGGTAGTTGTTGGAGTCGCCAATCATCAGGCGCTGCCTGTCGGTGTACGCCGTATTTAGCACGCCAAACGTGATAGGCTGCCGGTACGCGTACAGTGTCCATTCCTGCGTGTCCAGTGACCAGCAGAGCGCACGCTTGCAGTAGGTTTCACCGGACAGCGGGAAGAAGAACAGCACCTCTCGGCGCTCAGGCTCGTAGACGATGAACTGTGCCGTGGTATTCGACGCGTCCATGAGCGATCCCAGCGTGGTATCCACCCGGCGGCTGATTTTCTTGGGCTGCATGGCGTCGATCATCCACATGCCATTGCGCCCCCAGCCAACCAGTACGCCGCCGTCAATCTTGATGACGCAACGTGCATTGAAGCATCCGAAGTTGCCTGGTATGTCACTCACAATGGCAGCAGCGGGGTCGCTGGAGTAGATAAGCCTCCGCATGCTTCGCGTGCCGAAGAGGTACATATCCGTGTAAAACGACGACATAGCCGTTGGCGTATCGCCAGCATCCAGCGTAATAGCACGGGCGTAGTTGGTCTGATCCCATGACTCGGGGAACAGGGCGCGGCTCCATGCCAAGGTTCCGGTGGCAATATCCCACAGCCAGAGGCGCTGCCGATGCTCGCAGAGAATATCATAGGTTGCCGGTGGCTGATCGTGCCCAAACTCGCCATCACGGCTGGCGGCGATCTGGACGATGAGGTTGGCATCGCTGATGTTGACGTTAGTCGTAGACCCGCTATTGGCGATAGTCTTTGCCCGGTAGTACGTCTCTGCACCAACAGCCGTCATCTCAATGATGATGCTGGTAACAGTGGCGTCACCACTGGCCGTGTAGGTAACGTCAATGGTCTGACCAGCAGTGGTCGTAACGGACACAACATCACTGGGATTGCTGTAGCGATTACGGGTACTGTCGTAGTAGCGATAGCGGATCAGATGCAGGCCAGCGTCTACGCTGCCAGATCCCGTGCCGGTAGCAGTCGGGTCTACGGTTGGGGCAACGATGCCAATGGTGCGGGCAGTTGCAGTCCCGTTGTCAATAGCGCGAGCTTCTGTGCCATTGGCGTAGTACAGACGGCTGGACATGGACGCGAACGTGGGACGCTGCGTAGCCGTAAGCCCAGTCGCCAGAGAAGCCACAGACCCAGTCGTCTGATGCACCGACTTGATTTCGCCAGCCGACGTTGCGATGACGGCGTAGCTGCCCATTTCAGCCGCCGACCAGCCGATGGAAGCGAGATCAACCTTAGCGCCAAAGCCAAGGCGGCGACGGCACTCGCCCTGAATGTAGAGCGAGCAATTCTCAATGGCTTCCCAGCCATCACCTACGTCCGTCTCGTCATCTCGATAGCCGTTCCAGGCCATGCTAGGTCACCCGCTTCCAGCGAGGCGAATCACGACCAATCGAGAGATTCAGCCCAACCGCCGGGACATCAGTGGCCGACTTGTCCTGCACCGTCAAGCGGGAGAGTGCTTCCTTGTACGCCTGCATGGTCGTCTCGGCGTCACCAGCCATCGACTTGCCAACTTGACGCGCGAGTTGATAGTCCATTGCGCGCTTTAACACTTCCAGGTGCACCGGATCCCAGTCGGCAATATCGGTATCGTTGACCAGCCGCGCCGGGCGAGCGAAGTAGGTGTAGTTCAGCATCTCGTCACTCTGCGGATACGGCCAGCAGATGAACGAACCATTGGCCACACAGAACACATCAGCGAATCGCTGCGAGTAGACCGCCGCGCTCTCGGCCTCCATGACATCCGCCAGCGACATGGGCGTAGCACCCCAGCCCCACCGCTGACCGGGCAGATTCTTGTGGAAGCGCCAGAGATCGTCGGGTAGATCGTACTCGTTCTGGTACAGGATGTAGGTAGCGCCAGAGATGGTCGTAGCACCCCAGACATCCGCCATCGTCAGCGTGTCATTGTCGGCACGGGTGTAGACATCAATGATCTGGTTCTGGACGAACAGCTTACCGCTGGCTGCCCACGACGGCCACGTTCCGCCAACCAATTCCACATTAGCGCTGCCGTTGGTGATCGTGATGGTTCCGGTGGAGTACGGACCATGCAGGCTGAGCATCGCCCGGCGCAGCAGATGCGGCCACAGACGCTCACTGGACACCATATCCAGCGCATCGTTGGCCACGCTCTTGATAATCGTGTCGGCCTTGCTGCCAACCGAGTCAACGAACTGGCGGCGGATGTAGGCCCACAACTGAGCAGCAGACATCGGGTTCGCAGTGCTGCCAGCCGTCAGTGCAATGTCCGCACCAGGGCCGGTGACCGTACCACCGCTGACAACGATGGTAGCCGAAGCCTGCGTGTAGCCGTTCAACTGGGCGCGCACCGTAAATGTGCCGTCTGATAGGTAGACCGGACCCCACAGACCGCTGGCATCAGTCGTAGCCTGCGTGATGAAGGTCGCGCCAAGGGTGATGTAGACCGTGGCGTTGGCCAGCGGCGATGCGCCATCGGTCACGCGACCATCAGCAGCCGTAGCAGTAAAGCTGGACGGGGTAGAACCGCTGGTGCCGGTGTCGTTGACCACGTAAATCTGGTTGAAGGCGTCCAGTGGCGAAGCGGTGCGGATGATCTGGAGGACGTAGGTGCCGTTGGTGGCCACGAACGCGCTCGACGCAACCTCAACCTCGTACTCACCGGGGTTATTAGCTGCGCTGACCTCAGTTACGGTGATACCAGCGGTGGACTGGTTGCCAACACCGTCCAGCGACAGCCGCTTGGTAAAACTGCCATCAGTCAGGCCGGTAACAAACGCCCCGGTTCCGTCCTGAATCACAATGACATCCCGCAGAGTCGTTGATTTCCGGTGGTAGACTATGCTGGACATATGGGTTGCTCAATAGTATGCAAAAGTGTGGGATCGCAAGCAATAGCCCGCTGGATACACGCGGAAGCCATCGGCTCATGGACGCATAGACCGAATACCAACAGGCTCTTAGGATCCAGTACGTTCACGGACTGCTCAAACCCGAACTTACGGAAGCGATGCCCCATGCAGCGGAGCGCATAGGTGTGTGCTAGCCGCTTAGCAGGCGTCCAATCAGGCCACAGTTTCTCATCAAGATCCATGGTCTGCCCAATACTGTAAGGAACGGAAGCTATTTAGGATGGCATCGCGGAGCATGGTGTACGCCTGCGGCTCGGTCAGCGGCAGGGTGCGCCGGAGGATGCTGACGGACAGGTAGACGGTCTGGAGCAGCACCTGACCCAGTTGATGGTCCTCTTTATCGAACAGAGCGCCTACAGTAAGCCCGTTGGCGTCTGTAGCCTTCTCTGCCCGTTCTACGGCCTGTCGGATGATCTGGCCTAGTTGCCCGATTCTGGTGCCGTTCGTGGCTGTACGGTCAACAGGACGCGGCTGGAGGCATGGCTTGTTGCCTAGGACTGGGGACAGCGGCTTAGACTCGGCTCCCTTGAGGACTGCACCGCCGGGCGCACACTGGACGATACGGCACATAGTAGCCATACCCTCCAGTTCGTTGAGTGCCTGCCGGTAGACCCGGTTGCTGGCCCGCTCTACGCCATCGGCGCACATGACAGATCCGCATTGCTTCTCTTCAGCGAATGCAAATCCTGCATAGTGCCCTTGGGCGAGGTCATGACCGACTAGCCAGCAGGTGCCAGTGGCCATACGAGCGGCGATCCATGCCGATAGGGTGCCGGAGGTCGTAGAGACGGGGATATCCTCACGGCTGATGCCCAGCCAACGGCTCACTTTCCCTACATCACCGACCAGATAGTGACGGCTGCACATATCAGGCGCATGCGGCACAAGGGGTAAGCCAGCGTAGACGACACTGGACGGCAGGGGCAGCGGGATCTTGTCGGGATCTGGCAATCGCTCCTTGGGACAGATGACATGCGGAGTGATACCACATGCAATCAGCCGTGGGATTGCTGAATGTGAGGCCACAATCAACACTTTGTCCTGCGCCTCACGCAGAAATGGGATATATTGGTCCAGACTTGGGCCAGAACCGACCGATATGCTATCGCCATGGTAGATGCCAACAGGCAGCGGATCAGCGTTTAGAAGCCAGGCGTTGCTTTTTATGACATCTATCCCAATCACAGTGTCCAAAATATCATCACCAAACGTCAAGAAATGCGACTCGTGCAGTTCCAGCGTCGGATCTTCCAGACGATTAAGTATGGTGACAACCGGCGTAGAACTGTGCTCCATACAAATCCTCCGGCACGCTTGTAAGTTGAGACAGCAGGGAGTCAACGGCAGGGTCCGGTGACAAACGAACAACCACCCGCCCAAAGAGCGAGTGGTTGACGCCGGGGTCTACCCGGTAATCACAATCTTCAGCCGTCAGTTCAGATGAGACCGGCGAGGACCGCAGTCCCGTCGCCCGAGAGGGCAACGACAGCCGACTGGGTGAGATAGCTGTTGTTGCGCAGCTGCTGGGCAAGGCTGACGGTGATGCTGGTGATCTGGGCATACGCGAGGATAAGACCCAGCGACTGCACAGCAAGGCCGTCCTGCACAGCGGTCGTGTCGATCAGGGTGCAACCCGACAGGATGGTGCACGGGCCGCCGACCTGAAGCAGGAAGTAGTCGCCAGCGATCAGGCTGGTGGTGCCAGTCGAACCCTTCTGACCCTTGGGGATGACGCCGAAAGCGTAGCCCTGGGGGTTGGCCGGGAGGTCAACGTTCCAGGTCGGCGCACCAGCGACGAACTCAGTGACAACGCCGCGACCACCGGCATCAGCCAGAGTCGTGACGAGCTTGGCGACAATGTAGATCTTGCCATTGGCAAAGACCAGCTTGCCGAGATCAGCCTTGTGAGCGGCGTTGGACGAAGCCGTGCCGACAGTGATGGGAGCGTGAAGGAGAGACATGTGGTTTTCTTTCTCTACCGGACTAGCCGGATACGAGGGTGATGGTCCACCCCTGGCAGGTACACCCTACCAGGGGCTTCGCATCAGTTAGTTCAGGCCGCACCGCTGTACGGGCTGGCGCGACCGAAGTAGCGCGGGTTGCAGATCAACTGGCCGGGGAAGGTGCACGAGGTGAGCCACTGGCGACGATTCGGGTCGCGGGTGATCTCAGTCTCCAGGATACCGGCGTCCTCACCGCTGACCTTCAGCGGGTTGCCATCTTCCAGTCCACGGTACAGCGGCTGCACCTTGAGCTTCATCTGCGCGCCTGGGAAGGCATAGGCGGTGTTGGCGGGCATCAGATCGTCCCAGAACCAGGCAACGCCCTGGTGCATGATGACATCGGTCGGCCAGCCAGTCTCAGCCACGTTGATGGCCTTGTTGGTGTTGCTGACAAAGATCGTCTCACGGACGGCCTTCTTGCGGCCCAGGTACTCAAAGAAGTTGCGGTCCAGGATGCCGACCGTGGGCTTCTTCATGCGGTCCGAGTTGCTGAAGCGGCTCAGACGGAACACGAGGTACGACAGGAAGATTTCGATGGCGTCATCTTCGTCGCTCAGAGTGCCGGTCCACGAGGACGAGGCGGAGTTGACCAGGGTCGGGGTCCAAGCGTCCCACTGAGCCGAGTCAACAGCAAGCTGACCGGGCTTCAGGGCCAGGCCGAGGTACTTGTTGCTGCCATTGACGGCCACTTCCTTGTCGGCGGCAACAGGAGCAGCGCCCGTCAGGGTGCCGGTTCCGGTCGAAGTCGTCGGAGGGGTGTAGCCTTCGATGTCGTAGTCGCCAATCGCAGTGCCGGTCGCGGGCGATCCGCCAGCGGTGACCGCGCCCATGGCGTAGGTCGCGCTGCCGTCATAGCCGTTGCCGGGGAGCAGGGTCGGCAGACCCTCAATCGGCAGGCCCGAGCCAGCGTAGATGCTGGAGTTCATCTGGAGCATCTGGTGACGCAGGCCGTTCTCAGCGGTGATCGTGTCACGGATCATCGCAGGGATCTCGCTCTTGCTCAGATCAACGATCGCGCTGCCCTTGTTGCGGCGCAGAGCACCACGGTCCAGAGCGGTCGCGTTCACGACCTCAGCGAAGTTCGCAACCCAACGCTGGTAGCGCTTCTTGTGGGTGAACAGAGCCGAGATGTCCTGACCGGGGGCCGAGATCGACGGCAGGATGCGACCCGCCTCGATAGCGCCGGACAGTTCATAGGTCTGCGACTGAAGTTGGGTGCCATCAGAGCCGCCCTGCACGTCGTATTCAATCGCGCCAGCCTTCTTGATCTCCTTGAAGAGGGGATCATGGTCGCTGACGCCTTCCCAAGCGCCGCGAGCGACGTTGGCAAGAGTGGTGGTGGAAACGGGATCCTGTGAGCCGGACATGGGTTAGCTTTCGTATTTAGCAAGCAGTTGAGCGAAGCGGGGAGTGGACGGGTCGATGCCCTTCCGTTTGGCTTCCGCAATCGCCAGAGTGTATGAGTCAGTGTTAGCCGGACGCGGGTCGCGGGTAATGGCAGCCTCGCCCTTCGTCAGTCTCTGCTGTTCCTTCGCCATCTCTGCCTTCGCGTCCACCTTGGACGAGTTGGCCTTCAGGCGCTGGTTTTCCGCGTACAGCAGCATCATCTGTTTGGCGTAGTCGTAGGGACGGCTCGGCATCTCTTGGAGTGCGCGGGCAAAGTCCTGACCATGCTCTTTGATGAGCGGAGCCAACTGGGGGTCTGCGAAGTCGCTCTGCACACTGTGCTGAGCTTCCATCTTCTGCATGAACTGCTGGACGGTCTGCTCAACCATGGGCATAACCATCGGCATCAGAGTCCCGTGCGGGTCGGTGAACCAATCCCGCTGGAAGTTATTGATACTATCCCGGTACTCGTTAATCGAAGCCTGTTCCTCGGGCGACATTGCAGAGATGATCGCCTGCTTCATGGCTTCCTGCTGCTCGGGCGGCAGGTTGGCCGGGATGCGCTGAAGCTGGGAGTTGATGACCTTGGCTCGCTCAAGCAATCCGTTGAACTTCTGATTCTCGGGATGAGCCTTGCTCCAGGGCTTGAGGGATGCGGCCTTGGCTCGCTCATCCTGCTCCTGCTTCCACTTCTCCAGTTGTGAAGCCTTCTCCTGCGTCTGCGACATCTGCTGCTTCCACTGGCTGATCTGCCTGTCGAAGTAGCTCTGCTGATCGCGGAGCCGCTTTTCCAGTGTCGGACCTTCCTTGGACCAGTCGCGCTGTGGCTGCTGTTCGGGTGACTGACTATTGGGGGGTGTCAAAGACCCATCGGCTTTGGTGTCAGGTGCGACCGGATTGGTCGGCTGATCGCCATGCGTTTCCTGCTCTGCCTGAGCGGCCTCTGGTGCAGCAGCGGCCTCAACGGAGGGTTCGCTGGTCTGCGCAGAGCCGGTATCAGCCTCGGCTTCGGGCATGGTAGTATCGTCGTCGTCCATTGTCAAGCCTTTCTATGGCTTATACGTCATTGTCAGTAACCGGTATGGTACTGACTAGTTATGCTTTGGTGACCACGAAGCCGCGACGGTGGCCCTCGTCAATGGCTTCCTGCTGGCTCTTGGCGTAGTACGGGCTGCGGACATCGTAGTCCAACTGGCTGATGCGCCTGCCCTTGCCGTTGTTCTCGGTAGACCACGCCTTGCTATCGCCACAGACAAATGCTGGCGAGTTGATCATGCGCTTGGCAATGGTGCCGCAGTCAGGGCACTCAATCGCGCCATCACGCTTGGCGATGGGGACGATCTCGTCAAAGATGCACTTGCAGGCAGGGCATTCAAAATCGAAAGACGGCACTTTACCTCCTATGGTGTCTATGTTTTAGACAACAACGAGGTGAAAGTCAACGCTTCTCAGGCCGGAGGCGGAGTCCCACCAGTAGGCCCAGTCTGAGGCGGAGCAGCCGGAGGCGCACCCTGTGGCGGCATAGCAGCCATCATCTGCTGCTGCATGGCGATCTGCGTAGCGATGTTGCGGGCAGCACTGACAAGCTCAGGTGACATGCGGTTCTTCTCAGCGAACTCAGCAGCCAGAGCCGATACGAACTCGCCACCGCCAGGCATGTTGACTAGGCTCGGGGCAAGCTGATTCAGCGCCACATTGAGGTTCTGGATCTGAGCGTCCAGGTCCATCCGGCGCATGCTGCCAGCGTCAATCGTGCGGTCGGCTTCGTGGATCCATGCTTCCATGTCTACCAGTGCCGGCGGTCCAAGGATCTGGTCAACCTGCTCGGGCGGCATGCCTTGCATGGCTGCGTCCTGATACATGGCCGTGCGCGCCGCCTTCTCGTTGGCGACGGCTTCCGGCGAAGCAATCTCACCCCAGATCTTGCCAGCCTCAGGGCCAAACAGCTTGGCGATGTCCTCACTGGGGTGCAGGAAGCGTGCAGCGAACAGGCGCTTGCGGTAAATCTTCTCAAGGAACTGAGTAACGCTTTCCCGCATGCTATCGCTACGGGTACGGCTGTTCTGCTCCACAAGCTCGGCAGCCTTGGCGCTACGCAACTGGGTCGGCGTCGTGCCGGAGTACAGCACTTCAGCCAGCCCGGTGGACTTCTCAAACTCGCTGGAGAGGATGCCCCACAGGCGCTCAAAGCCGGGGACCGGATCGCCCCAGTCGATGCGCTGGAAGTATTTGTTGATATCGGGAACCTCGTCCGTACCGGCGAACTTGGCCAGCAGTACGTCGATATGCTCACCACGCAGCACCTTGAACAACTGGTCGGATTCGATGCCCTGACCGTTGTGCGTGATCGCCGCAAACGGGGTGCGGCTCATGTACCGCCACTTGGCGATAAAGGTCGTATAGGCGTAGTTCATCGCCCGCAGATGGCCCATACCAGGCTCCATCGGCTGAAGCGGGAACATGCAGCCGGGGCGCTCAATGGGATCCAGGTACGAACCAGGCCACTCGTCAATGTGGAAGAACGGGATTTCCCAGTCGCCCTCGTACAGTACCTTGCCATCGGCAATGACGTACTTCTTCTTGGCGTTGGTGTCGATCTTGTCGCCCGTGACCGTCTCCATGGACTGCATGTAGTTGGTCGCGCCAACGCCCATCCAGACTTC